AAGAAGAGAAAAAAGGAGGGAAAAATAAATGTTAAAAGAAAATGCAAAAGCAAAAGTAATAGTGATAGATTTTAATGACCGTAAAGGCTGGAAATTGTATCACAACGAGGACTTGTATGGAAATACAGAAATTAAGGATAGCAGATTCTGGAATGATGTGCAGGAAGGGTATTACAAGTTCAGCAAGGGAACAACTTTAATTGCTGATATAGAATGTCCTTGGAAAATTGAAAAACCACTAAAAATTTTGAAGGTGCATGAGGTGATTTATAGTGATTAAGCTAGAATTGCCAGTTTACTGGCAGACTAGAAAAAATAAAATAACTCTAATGAGCCTAAACTGGTACAGAAATGAGAATGAGTATGTTAAGAACAAAATAAAACATGAATATCATGACTTGATTAGATTGAAACTTTTAAAAAACAAGGAAAAAATAAAAGGGAAATATCAGGTCCGATACCGTTATTTTTACAAAAATTCAACTAGCGACCTTGAAAATGTAGCTTCAGTAATCGGGAAATTTCTGAACGATGCATTAAAGGAACTGGGAATAATTGTAGATGACAGTGTTAAATATTTAGTCAATAGTCAACTAATAGTTGACAGTTGTGATAAAAAAAATCCGAGAATTGAGATAGAAGTGGAGGGAATTAAATAATGGACAGGGTGTATCTTGTTTCGTTTTTGTTTCAAAAAGAGTTTAATAATACGACTTACGGACATAGTGAAATTACTTTGGAAAAAGGGAATTATACAGAAGATGAATTAATATATTTTTTTGTTGAAAGAATAAAAATAAATTTTGATTTAGAAGAAGAGCAAGGAGTAGTAATAACAAACATAATCGACATAACAAAAATAAGAAGGGAACTAGAGGAATAATGGAAGCGTTAAAAACATTTGATATAAAGGAATTGTTGAGAAGACAGGCAATGTTGGATGAGAAGTTTGATAAGAAGAAAACGCTTAGAAAGCGTGAACTTGAATTAATAAGACTGGCTTATCATACAGAGCTAGGAGAATTTTTGCAGGAAGTAAAAAGCGATTGGAACTACTGGAAGAATAGCACTAAAGAAATTAATAAACAAAGGGCATTGGAAGAGTTGTCAGATATGTTACATTTTTCTTTGAGTTATGTAAATAACGATAGTTTTAATAGCAGAATAAAAAACAAGGACATTAGATTCAAGAAAGAACTTTTTACACAAGAAAGTTGCAGCTTTACAAAATTACTTAATTTTTTAACAGCTTTATACAACACTGATGAACATTTTTCAATCATCTTGCTTGTTGCAGAGCGTTTAGGAGCAACTGAAGAAGAATTTTTACAAGTTCATCACGAAAAATGGCTTAAAAATATGAGGGAGAGAACTAAGGAGGAATATTAATGAATGAATTGATAAAAATTGAGATAAATGAAAATAACGAACAAGTTGTAAGTGGTAGAGAATTGCATAAATTTCTAGAAGTGAAAACTAGATACAACGACTGGATAAATAAAAGAGTTAAAGAGTACGGATTCATCGAAAATATTGACTTTGTAGCTATTACTCAAAAAAAAGTAACAGCTCAAGGAAATACAAGCGGGTATACGGATCATCTTTTGAAAATAAACATGGCAAAAGAATTAGCTATGATTGAGAACAACGAAAAGGGTAAAGCATTGAGAAAATATTTTATTGAATGCGAAAATATGTGGAACAGTCCTGAAATGATTTTGATGAAAGCGAATCAGATTCAAGGCAGAATGATTGAGAACTATAAAAAAGAAATTCAAGGTATAAAAATTGAATTAGCTTATCAAAAAGAAATTATAGCTGGAGTTACAGAAAATATAGATGTTTATCAAAAACAAAAGATATTAAATAGAGTCGTAAAGCACAAAGGAAGTAATTTCAGCAGCAGATGGAATGAATTGTATACAGTTTTTAGAGAAACGTACGGTATAGACTTGAAAGCTAGGCGGAAAGGTTACGATTTAAAACAAATTAAGAATGGAGATAAATGTAAAAGCGTATTAGATTATGCGGTGAAATTTGGACATTTAGATAAGTTGTATAATATAGCTTTGAAATTGTATGAGACTGATATGGATGAAATTATTTGTAATATTAGGATTGGATTAAATTAAGAGAAGATAGGACAATGACAACTGAATAATAACTGTGATAAAACATGAAAAAAACTTTACTTTAAAATATAAAAATGATATAATTTATATACTAGGAGTGATTAAAATGTATATAAAGTATGAAAATTTAGAAAAATTATATTATAAAAGAGGAAATGTTGATGAAGAATATGAAAAAAGAATAAAAGATAATTCAACTATCGTTACAGACTTAATGATTTATTCTGAATATAAAAAGCAACAAGTACCATTATTTTTTAAATTTTTACCAAAACATTTTAAATTGCAAGAAGAAATAGGTAAAAAAAGTAAAAAGATAGAATTAAAATTTCAGAAATTGACGACTTTAATGGCGGATTATACGGTAAATAAGTTGTTTGTAAATGAAATTCTTTATACAAATAAAGTTGAGGGGATTCATTCTAGCAAGAAAGCTATTTATTCGGAATTGCAAAATAAAAAGAACGAAAAAAAATATAATAAAAAAGAAAAATTGGTAGGAATTGTAAAAAAATATGAAAATATCTTAAAAAATAAAGAAGAAAAAATTGAAAATAAGGAAGACTTCAGAAGAATATACGATAAGTTATTTATCGACTTTTTAGATAACGATAATTATAAATTAGATGGAAAAATTTTTAGAAAAGATGGTGTTGATGTAAAAAATGACACAATGGAAGTTATTCATCGTGGAATTTTGGGAGAAGAAAATATACAAAAAGAAGTTGAAAAAGTAATAAAGTTTTTAAATAATGAAGAAATTCCATCATTAATAAAAATTTCAATAATACATTTTTATATTGAATATATTCATCCGTTCTATGATGGGAATGGCCGTTTTGGAAGATACTTATTATCAATGAATTTAGCTAAATACGTAGGAAAATATACAGCTTTGTCAATTTCATATATGATTGCACAAAATAAAATGAAGTATTATAAATCATTTAAAGAAGTAGAAAGTAAATATAATTTAGGAGAGATAACTTTTTTTGTTGAAAATATTTTGGAAAATATAATCGAAGGGCAAAATTCAATTTTAGAGTTAGTAGAAAAAACAATTGAAAAAGCAGAGTACATGAATAAAATTTGTAAAGAGATAAAAGAAGAAAGAAAAGATTTGAAAAAAATAGAAATGCAAATACTGTATATCTATATTCAAGATTATCTATTCAATGGATTCGAAAAAATAAAAAATAAAGATATAGCAGAATTGCCGAACTTTAATAAAACTCAGCAAACAATAAATAAGTACACTAGAGAATTAAAAGAAAAAGGCTTTATAAAAAAAGTTTCTGAACGACCTTTAAGATATGAAATAGAAGATTGGCTAGCAGAGAAATTTTAAAAAAATAAATTCACAGTTATTAATTTAGCTGTGATTTTTTTATGGAGGAAAAATGGATGAAAATGTATACGAAAGAATAAAAGTAAGGCTTTTAAGCGGAATAAAAGTAAATGATAGCGATTTTAACTTTATGAAGTTAAACGCCAATTTATTTAAGAGTATTAAATTTGTTAAGAAAAGAAAGGCTAAAAAAAAATGGCAGACACCCAAATCTTAGATGGCGAAATAATAATAACGTTGCCTGTGGAAAAGGTTTATCCAGGAATAAAGCGACAACTGGAAGAATATTTAAATCATTTTCCAATCAAGGTTATTCCCGTAAAGAAATTATCACAGGCACAGAACGGACTGATACACGTACTATTGAAGCAATTCGGAGACGAGATTGGATATACTTTAATAGAGATTAAGGAACTGATGAAAGAGCAGTTTGCAATATCCACAGACAGATTAGATTTTTCAACAGCAAAATGTGATATGGAAACAGCAAATGAATTTATTTCTTTTATCATAGAGCAGGCATTGGAACTTGGAATAAATTTATATATCTTAGGTAAGCATGATAAAAGATACAAACATGTCCTTGAGATTGACAACATAACTCAAAGATATGTTATTGCTTGCTTAAAGTCAAGAACTTGTGCAATTTGCGGAAGAAAAGGGGCGGATTTACATCATTGGAAAACAATTGCAAGTGCTGCTGGGACTTATGAGAATGACGATGGACTAAAAACACCATTTATGAGCTTATGTAGAATACATCACAATGAGTTTCACGAAATTGGGCAAAAGGAGTTTGAAGAGAAATATCACATCGAAGGCGTGTGGTTGAATCCACAGTTGGTTTATGAGCTTTTAAAAGTTTACCCCAATCACTTTAAATTGTTTAGGAAGAGATTAAAAGAGGGGTATTATGGAGAGATTATTAAGGAGGAGAAATAGTGAGCAAATATAAATTATGGTTCAGTATAGGCAGTGGATTGGGTAAAGAAAGTGAAGAAGTTGATCTGATAGATGATTTAGGATATACAGAAAAAGAAGCGAAAGAAATAACAGAAGATGCAAATAGACAGTATGAGCTATTCAAGGAGTGGAGAAATGAGAACGTAGACCAAAGTTTCGGAGTTGTGAAAGAAAATTAGGAGGAAATATGAAAAACAAGGATAGAATGCAGTTTAATTTAAAAAATTGGAGAAAATCAAATTGGAGTTTATGGAACAAGGAAGATGAAAATAAAGCGAGTTTTGAAAAAATATTGAATAAAGACAAGTATAAAAAGAAATGAGGAAATAAAATGGAACTTATTGAATTATATGGGATAAAGATAAAAGAATTAACTGAAATATTGAAAGATGAAAGAGTAAGAAAATTTGAAATAAAAGAACACACAAATTACATCGATTATCTCATTATATCGTTTGAGTTAAATTATGAAAAGAAAATACAGTTTGATATACGTTTAAGCAATATGAAAGATTATCAAAGTTGGAGTTTGTCAACAGAAGAAATAAGTTCTCAATTTGATAAAAAATTTACAAAATTAAAAGAATACTTAGAAAGCAAAAATAAAGGTGAGCTTAAAGAACTAGAGAATAAAATATCTGAGTATGAAGCAGAACTTAAAAAGGCAAAAGAGCAATATGATAAAATAAACGATTATGGTGAGAACTTATAAAGTTAGGAGGAATAAATGGCAGAAAAAACAATATTAGACGGAATAATTTTGAAAATAGACAACGGTTATCCGTTGTTGCAAGCTGAATACAAAACACTTCTTGAAGAATTACCTATTGTAAGAGAAGAAAAAAGTGTTGGAAACTGGGATAGCGGGTCAATAGATTATAGGAACGTTATAAAAAAATACTATGTGGTAGGAAATTCAGAAAAAGGATATTTTTGGTTTTATCATGCTAAAAGTGAATGGGTTGTAGATGGATATTTTGATATTAAAAGAGTTCAAAGAAAATCTAAACAAGTCACAGAAACAAAAGTTTGGTATGAATAAAAAGAAAGGGAATTAAAATGAAAAAAATATTATTAGGAATTGCAATTTTAGGATTATTAGGAAGTTGTGCAAGATGGGAAGACAGTCGAAAAGATTGGGAGAGTGATACGAAAGGGCTAAAAAGGACAGTACAAATTTATACTCTTGACGGAAAATTGTTGAAAGAATATAAAGGAATGATAAGGGTAAGAGATTCAAATAAGAGTGGAAGAATATCGTTAAATTTAATAAACGAAAACAATCGTAGAGTTACAATTGACAATGCAATCGTGATAACAGAGGAGGAATAAATGGAAATAATAATGAGAATGATAAGTGGACTAATTACATTAACGGCTGTATTAGCGCTGGTAAGATACATCTATGGATTAGTTATTGTATATAAAAACAAGGCAAAGAGATTCAGATTCAATATAAGCAATGTAATAATATTTTTAGTTGCTACAATAATAAATTTATTCGTGATTTATGGATTGATTTGGATTATAAGTTTTTTTTCGATTAGAGTATAAAGAGGTATAATTAATTATAATAAAAAGGTATTTAAGGAGGATAAAGAATGAATAATTTAATAGCAGATGAAGTGTTTATTTTAAGAAAAAATTTGAACCGAGTTAATAGTGAAATAGAAGAAATAGAAAGAGATTTTGAAATAAAATATCCAAACTCGGTGGTAATAATTAATTCTGAATTAAATGATTTATATAAAAAAAGAAATCGTTTAAGTACAACTTTAGCAGAAATTGAAAGAATATTCGGTCCTGGTCAAATTAAGATAGTAGTTTGGAAACATAGCGATTAAAGTGTAGAACGAAGAAAATGGAAATTTATAGAGAAAGGGATGTTGAAAATGCAAGAGTTTATTTTTAAAAAAATGAATGAATGGGAATTTTTAAAATTAAAAAATAAAAGAGAAAGTTTAAAATTTGAATTAAGAGAAATAAATCAAAAGATACAAAGAGAAGAGGAAATAAGGGAAAGAATAGAAGTAAAGGAGCAGTTAAGAGATGTTGAAATAAAGAAAGTATCAAATATTTTAAAAGTTTTAAACGCAAGAGGAGAATACGAAAATATTTTTTTAGATTGTAAACATGAGGATTACGAAATAGAACTAAAAAGAGTGTTGAAACAATATTTAGATTTTTTAGAATATTACTTATAAATACTTGAAAATATTGATAAAATAAGGTATAATAAGGAGGTAAAATGGATAAAAAATATGAAACCTTAATTGAAGATGATGTTGAAGTTAAATATTTACTTGACGATATTTTGGCTTTAAAAAAAACAAAGAAAGAATGTGAAATACGAATTGTTTTCAACAAAGGTAAACTTAATAAAAAAAGATATATAGTGAGAAGTTTATATCGTTAAATTACAATTGAATAGGCAAGACTATAGATATATGAGCCATTAGATAGATAGATTTTAAAATGAGTCTATTTATTTAATGGCTCTTTTTTTGTCTAAAAATCAAAGAAAGGGGGCAAGATGAAGATTGAGAAAATAAATATCAATGAAATAATTGAGTATTCAGGAAATGCTAAAGAACATCCTGAATGGCAAATTGAACAGATTAAAAACAGTATTCAAAAATTCGGATTCAATGATCCGATTGCGATTGATGAAAAAAATATTATTATCGAAGGACACGGAAGATATTTGGCATTAAAAGAACTTGGATATACAGAAGTTGAAGTAATCAGATTAAATCATTTAACAGAGGAGCAGAAAACAGCTTATGCTATTGCTCACAATAAATTAACTATGAATACAGAGTTCGATATTGAAAAATTGCAGTACGAGTTGAATAAGCTGGAGGTAAATGATTTTGATTTAAGTGTGCTTGGTTTTGAACAGTCTGAACTTGATGAGATTTTGCAAGAGGAAATGGAAGAGCTAGAAATTGAAGATGAAGATACAGATAACACAGAAGTCAAACGTACTAAATTAATTTGTCCCTGCTGTAATCATATTGCTGAAAAGAGCGAATTTAAGGAGGTAATGGATGGCGAAGATACATAATGACAAATATTATACTCCTGATCCAGTTGTAAGAAAAGTGATTGAAGTTCTTGAAAAAGATGTGATGCCAATCAATAAGTTTTCAAGAATTATTGAGCCAAGTGCAGGTGCCGGAGCGTTTCTTAAAAGACTTCCTAAAATTGCGGTTGGATACGATATAGAGCCACAAGGTGAAAATATCATAAAAGGCGATTATCTTAAACAGAATGTTCCATATATGAAAAACAGCCTTGTAATTGGAAATCCGCCTTTTGGAAGTAGTGGAAATTTGCATACAGAGTTTATAAAGAAAAGTATGGAACATTCTGACTATGTGGCATTTGTGCTTCCAGGTGATATGTATAAGAAAGATAAATTTGAAAATATTGAATTATATAAGTCGTATATGTTGCCAGCGGTCAAATACAGCGGAGTTAAGTTAAAATGCTGTTTCAATATTTATCGCAAGAGAAAAGGCAAATTAAAAGAAAAGAATATCAAAGATGCTGAAATTTTAACATTTTCTAAAACTAAGAGTACTACAAAACAGCAGGAATTGTATTGGTTAAATATAAAGTCTGATTTCAGATTCATAGCATTTGGAACAATAAGATTGCTAAAAAGCACAGATAAAAGAGTACGAGCGAAAGAAATAAAAATAATCTTGAAGAAAAAGGTTAATTTAAAACCAGTTTTGGAAAAGTATTTGAAGAATAGGGCTAAAGTTGCAGTATCAACTCCGAATGTAAGCAAAAAAGAAATCGTTGAGTTAATATATGATAATTTTCCACAATTGAGGGAATAAACATGACTAAAAAATTATTACTGAACGAATGGGAAGAACTTGGAGGAGAAAATGCTGCAAAAGGAACTTTAAAGAAACTGGCTGACAAATATGGTGTCCCCGGGGGGACTGTGAGGCGCTGGAAGAGTGAATATTTAAAGAAGAATAAGGCGGCGAATGTTCGGAATAAAAAGCGAACGAACAGCGAACGTTCAAACGAACGTGACATTCAAGTAAAAAAAGATATTTTAAATGGTATTCCAAAAGAGGAAGTTATGAGAAAAAATGAGATTTCAAACGCAACTTATTACAGAAAAGAAAAAAATATAAGACAACTTAGGTTAGAAAAAACAGAAGAGCAGTTGGATGATATTCTTTTAAAAGTTTATTCTGATTTAGGGGATGTACTAAAGAATGTGGAAATTTCAAAACGTAACTTAGTAATAAGGATGGCTAAGGAAATCTCAAAAGATGAAACGCTAGATGCCAAAAGACTCCAAATAATTGACAAGGCTTACGTAACTATTAAAAAAATGGGAAACGATTTAATGAGGACTGGTAAAATGTTGACTGCGTATGAATTATTAGAAGTCGACAAGCAACTTGCAGAAGAAGCGTTGCAACAAGAGAAATTAGAAATTGAAAAATCTAAAATTAAAAAAGATGACGAAAAGGAAATTGAAAAAGAAAATGAAATGATTGAATTGTTAAAAAATATAACAAAGAAGGTTGAAAAAAATGAATGATTTAACACCAAAACAGTATGAAGTGTTAGAAGTATTTAATAAAGAACAGCCAAGAATCACAATTTTGACAGGATCAAAAAGAAGTGGAAAAACATTTTTAAATAATTTTCTTATGTTATCACACATAGCAACATTGGCTAATCAAAATCTTAATTTTATTGTAATTGGAGCAACAAGTGGAAGTATTTGGCGGAATGTTCTAAACGATTGGGAAGTTATGTTAGGAAAGCAATTTAAGCCAAAAAAAGATGGAAGTTTTAAGCTATTCGGAAACAATGTTTATTTATTTGGCGGAGAAAAGGCGGATAGCTGGAAGAAAATGAGAGGGATGACTTCTCACGGCACTTATATAAATGAGGCAACAGCATTACATCAAACTTTTATAACTGAAGCATTTTCAAGAACATCTGGGGAAGGAGCTAAGATATTTATTGATACAAATCCAGATAATCCAGCTCACTTTGTTAAAAAAGATTATATCGACAATGCTGGAGATAGATTGGAAAACGGCAGATTGAATATTCTAGTTAGTAATTTTAAGCTAGACGATAATGTTTTTCTTAATAAGGAATATGTGGATTCTATTAAAAAGACAACTCCACGAGGAGCAACTTATGACAGAGATATTTTAGGATTATGGGTAGCTCAAGAAGGAGTTGTATTTGCAGATTTTTCAGAAAAAGAAAATGTAATTGAAAGTATAGATAATGTTGAGATAAAGGAATATTACATTGGAGTCGACTGGGGATTCGAACATTACGGAACTTTGATAGTTATCGGAGTGGATTTTGAGGAAAGTTATTATATTGTCGAAGTAATAGCAAAACAACATAAATATTTTGATTATTGGAAAATGCTAATTTTACAGAAATATAAAGAATATAGGGCCTCAAGAGTATTTTGTGATAGTGCTAGAGCTGAGTATGTACAAGGACTTTTAGATTTTGGGATAAACGCAGAAAACGCTAAAAAAGATGTAAAAGAAGGTATTGATTTGGTTGGGGCTATGTATAAAAGGAATAAGCTAAAAATTACAAAGAAAGCATTCAAAGGAAAGTTTGAGAGTGAGATATACTCGTATGTTTGGGGTAAAAATGATGAACCGCTTAAAGAAAATGACGATGTAATGGATGCGATAAGATATGTTTTGTATAGCTTGAAAAAAGATGAAGGTGGAATTGCTTATTTATATTAGAAAGGAGGGCTAATGAATAAAGAAGAGAGAACAAGAGTAAAAACTTATTACGACAGAGAACAATATAGCAAATCTAATTTGAGTAAGAATATGCCGGGATTGTTTGAAGGAACGGTTGAAATTTTTAATCCGATTAGAGATATTGTTAAGGCCCTTTCGAACACAGCTTTAAAAGATTTGAACATAGACAATGATAAATTGAAAAAAATTTGGGAAATTAATCAAATGACAACATTTAGTAAAAAGATAGCTAAAGAGATGTACTTAAATGAAGAAGTATTCGTCGAGGTTATATTAACACCTGATGAGCAGATTAGGTATCTTTTGCATAGTGTAGATGACATCGAATATGTGGAAGTGTTTGGGGAGATAAAAAGGTTTAAGGTCGAAGGCGAGCAAGTCTATTATGATGAAAATGGAGAAGAGCAGAGTAGAGAGTATTCAAGAGAGTATATAAAACTCGATAATGGAACTGTTAAAAGAGTTGAAAAAATAGAAGGGGATGTTATTGAAACGCCTTTTATTTTAGAAAAAATACCTGTTTCAAGATTTAAGAATGACAGTAATATTATTGAAGCCTTGAACATTATAGATAAAATCAATGAAACAGAATGTTATATTGGAAAAATCTTTGGGATACATGGTGATCCGTTACTGCATGCAGATAACATTAAGCAATTTGCAGATGTAAATACAAGTAATTCTAAAATTAAGAAAAATGCGCAGCTTTTAGAAGAAGCAAGATATAAGAGAAAGAGAATCATAAACACTTATAACACGAAAGACTTACAAGCTAATTTTAAATATATCGAGTTGACAAATCCACTTATTAGTGAAATGCAAAACGATATAGCGAGGTTAGAAAAGAGATTATCTAATTTGTTTCCGGAGTATCTTTTGGTAGATACAGCGACACAAAATGTCAGCGAAGAAACTTATTTGTTAAAAAATAACGGGCTTAAGACTAAAGTCGCAAGCTTCAGAGAAGATTTTATAAAAAGTTTGCTGGAATTAGACAAAATAGCGTTGGAATTATCAGGAAGTTCTGAGGAATTAACTGAAACAAGTTACACATATTTTGATACTTTTTTGGAAAATGAAAAGAGCGCTAAATTAACAACTTTATCATTAGCTCTTGATATAATAAACAAAGCAAAAGATATTGATGAGGAGTATAAACTTAAAAATTTAATAAATAAAATAACGGACGATACTTTACAAGATTTGAGTGGTTTGTATGATTAAGATAAATTTTGAATGGAATCATAGAGTCGAAAAAAGATTATTTATTTTTTTAAAAAAGATAGCTTTTTCGATTTTTAATGATAAAAAAATAAATGTTAATTACTCAAATTTGCTGAAGACATTTATTAATTATAGTGTGAATTTTGAAAAAGAGTATAAAAGCAAAAAGAATATTGATGTTGAAAAGCATTTAGAATTAGCAAAAAAACAAATAAAAGAAATTAAAGAATGGCAGAATAATTTAAACAATTATGTTGAAAATAATAAACAAAAATCAAATTTAAAGGATATATTAAAAAATAATGCAAAATTCAGAGCAAGAAACATGCTTGGAAATTACTATAAAGATTTTTTAAAAGAAATAATTGCTGGAGAAAGTGAATATTTCGAATGGAATACAATGGGAGATGAAAGAGTTAGACCCACGCACGAAGCAAGAGATGGAAAAATTTATAACTGGGATAATGCCGAAATAGTCCCTGGAGAAGAGCCGGGTTGCAGATGTTGGGCTACTGTTTATTTTCCTAATTCGCAGGAAGAAATTAATGACATAAATCAAAATTCTTGAGAGTTGAAGTATTATAAATCATTTATGAGTTATTTGATGTCGAATCTCAAAAATTTTATAGAGTATCAATATTCTAAATCATTTATGAGTTAGAACAAATAATCTAAAGGAGTGAAAAATGTTTTTAGGACAAGATTTATTAGAAAGAATGAAATTAAATTATGACACTACAACGGAAACAACAGGTGGTGCAGGAGCAAGTAATACTGGTGAAAATAATGGGACACAATCAAATAGTGAAGCTAATGAAACAATAGAAAACTTAAAGGCCCAAATTGAAAAGATAACAAATGATACTAATAAAGAAATCAATTCTTTGAAATCACAATTAGGTCATGCAAATAAGCAAATTGAAGATTATCAAAAAAATGGGAAAAGCGCTGAGGAATTAGCAAAAATGGAAAAAGAAAAATTAGAACAAGAACTCGCTGAAGCTAAAAAACAGTTGAATTTAACAGCGTTGTTAACTAAAAAAAGTGAGTTAGTTGCGCAATTAAAAATTAGTCCGCAGTTTGCTGATTTAGTACAAATTACACCAGATATGACACTTGAGAGATTAGAAACAGCTGTTAAAGATGTAGCAGCGAAAGAAAAAGAGTTTACAACAGAATTTTTGAAAAAAAACTCTATAACAAACGGAGGTTTTAATTCGAAAGATAAGAAAAGAGATGAAAAAGATTTTGTTGATAGAATGATTGAAAAAAACAAAAATAACGAAACAGATCTTACAAAATTTTAGGAGGTTGGGATGTTAAAAAGAACAGTTATGCACAAGGAAAAGTTAAATGTGCAAATTAAAATATTAAAATCTGATTTTGCTAACTATATTTACAAAGATAAAAATACAAACAAAGAATATTTGTTAGCTGGAGCTTTGATTAAAGCAAAAAATGGCGAAGATTTAAGAGAAACAGGGGCCTTTGTAATACCGAGTGGAACTGGTACTAGAGCCGATGGTGTGTTAGTTCATGATGTTGAATTTAAATACTACAACGACAATGAACAAGCGACAGTTGCAATCGAAGGTGTGGCTTATTTGGATAAATTAATCGAGGTAGGGAAAGAATACACTGCACCAGTCACAATAACAAAAGCGGAATTACCAGAAGGTGTGACTTATATTTATAAGGATAGAAAATAGGAGGTTGAAATGGCAATAAGTTTAACGGATTTATTAAATGCGAAAAGTTTAAATAAGTATTATGCAGGAGTGAAGGGCACTACTTTAGTAGAAGCAATGTTTCCAGCTGGGTTCTCAAATAATTTTGATATAAATGTTTTTGTGAGTTTAGACGGTGGAACAGTTGAAGTATTGCAAAGCAGTCAGCTAGATGCAGATGTAATGTTTAGAGATTGGGATTTGAAAACAGCAACTAAAGGGGATAAACAATTTTTCAGAGAAGCCATGACATTAGATGAAAAGCGTAGAAAAGAGTTGCTGGAAATTTTAAACACCGGGAATCAAACGGTAATTGATAATTATTCAAAACAAATTTTTGATAAGTTTGCAGGAGCAAAAGGATTTTTGGCAAGTCCTCGAGCAATCGCATCTTATGCAGCAGCTCAATTTTTATCAACAGCAAAAGTTATATTTCCAAATGAAAATGGTGGCGGTCAAACGATTAATTATAAGTTAGCTGATAAATATAAAGAAACATTAGCTGGGACTAATATTTGGAGTGCAGCAACTGCTAAACCGCTTGAAGATTTAGAGAGATGGAAAGAAATTGCTGAAGAAGACGGCGGAACAGTTGAAATTGCTTTGATGTCAAAAGCTACTTTTAATATGTTGAAAAAACACGATACAGTAAAGGAATTATTTAAAAATACAACTGTTACAGTTACTCCAGCGTTAGTTAAAGCAACAATTGAAGAAGTGATTGGAATGACTATATTAGTTTGGAATGAAAAAATAAAAGTTGGTAAAACAACAAAAAATGTATTTCCTGATAATGTAGTAACATTAATTCCAAATGGTCAATTAGGAGTAATGGAATATGGGCCTACTCCGACAAAAACCGATGAATTACTTGGAATGTTAGGAGATAGAGACGTGGTTGATATTGCTGGAACATTTTCGACTGTTGAGGTTGTAGCAGAATCAAAATCAGCTGGAGTTGTAAATAATGTGAATGTAGTCATTGAGGACTTGGTAGCTCCAAATCCATCTATTATGGATGGCATGTTTATAGCAACAGTAGGGTAGGTGAATTAAATGGCGAAAGAGAATAAAAAGGAAGAGGTAAAAGCTATTGTTGAAGCAGTAGCTTTAACACCTTTGAGATACAACGATGTTAGATATGAAATTGGTGATAAGTTGGAATTAACTGAGGCAGAATTTGAAATTTTGTCAAAAAATAAACTTGTCGGCGAAAGAGTTGATGAGTAATGACGGATGAAACTTTGGAGGAACTGAAAAAATATATTCCTGAAACTTCTGATTTTGATTTACAAGTGGTTGAGCAATTTTATGAAGTTGCTGAAGAAAAGCACAGTACAGAGAGAGAAAAGCTGCTCAAAATATTTTTGTTTGGTTATTTATTAACTTCGTTAAATGATTTTGATTTTACGAAAGTCCAAATTTCAAATATTGTTGTCGAAGAAGCAAATGGAAATAATCCTTATCTTAGGATGTATCAGCAATTATTAAAAACTCTTGATGTTGAAGAAAATGAAAGTGTAACTATATCAATATTTTAAAGGAGTTGAAATGTTTAATTTTAAAAACAAAGAAAAAGAAGAAATATTACTTGTTGAGTTGAATCATATACTTTTAAATGTTGGTGACAATGAATTAGATTTGACTCAACGAAGAGTAAATATTGCAAAACAGGAGATAGAAAAAAGAAAATTAAAAATAGAGATTATAAATTTAGGTGATAAAGATGCCTTGCAAACTAACAGTGAAACAGAAACCAAAAAACAAAAATTTGGAGAAGTTGTTGGCAATGAATCCTCAAAAGATAGAAGTGGGAACGGTAACGAATTATAGTGTCAAAGGTGGATTTGATGCTTTTGGATTATCAAATGTATTGGATAGTGGTTCAAGTCGTGGAGTTCCTGGGTGGAATTATAACCAAAAAGCTTTTGAACAATTTAATCCAATGGCTGCTAGATACTTTAAAGAAGGAGTTGCTAGGATTATAAACGGAAGTTTTGATGTTGCAGCAATGACGAATAAAATTGGAACCGAAGCTAGTACAAGATATAAATCAATGATTGAAAGGATAAAAAGTCCTCCAAATAGTCCTGTGACGATCGCAAGAAAAGGATTTAATAATCCAATGATTGAAACTGGGCATTTTAAGAGCAATATTGCAGCTAAAATTAACGGGGGGAGAATTGTCGGTAGAGGTGGTGGATAATGGATAGGAAAACAAAATCAGCTATTAAAAAAACTTTGAAAGTTATAGAAAAGCTGTCAGATGATGTGATTGTGTATTCAGAAAATTCTGAGATTGAATTTGACGAAATGGGCAATCCTATTCAAAACAAAATAGAAAAGACAGTAAAAATGGCTATACTGACACCTAAACACAATTCATCGTTTCCACAAAGTATGGACGGGAGTTTTTTATCGAATAAAAAAGAGGGATATTATATTTTGGATGATAATCAAGATTTTAAAGTATCGGAAGGTATAAAAATAAAGCATAAAGATGTGATTTACAGGGTTTTAAATATTGAGGAAAATTATGGGGAATTTTTGAGAATGGAGCTGAATATAGATGACAAGCGAAATTAAAAAAGAACTTGTGACCGATATAAAAGAGTTCTGCAAAAAGTTTGGTATAAATCAAATCATAAATGAAGATAAAAGAGACGAGATACTTGCTGAGCAATATGAAAAACTCAAATTTCCAATTGTTTTTTATAATATATACATTGAAGACGCAGGGAATCCAATTCCTTTCGGCAATGATGAATATTGTTATGACGAAGAAATACAAGTTATCTTGACGTTAGAATCAAGAGAAAAACATAATGATTTCGATGTGCTTTATTTATTTTTAGCTAATACAAAAGCAACAAATGATTACTTTGGTGAAAGAAAACATAAAAGGAAAGTTAGAAAAGTATACAAAATCCAGGAAACAACTTTTAATTTTATGGGTAGAAGATATTACAAGGAAGTTTTGCAGTTTAGTTATTTCGCAGAACATTATATAAATAAAAATTTTAAGGAGGAATAATGGCAATACAGAGAAATGATTTAAATACTTTGAATAATGTACAAATTAAATCAGAAAATAACAGAGCTTTTTATGCTGATGTCAGAAGTTTGATGTTTTTTACAAAAGATTTTGCAATATCGCCGACATTTATTACAGAACCTGGCGATTTATTGGAATTAAACATCAGTGGATTAAATGAAAATCATAATTTTTATAAATTAATAGCTAGTGCATATTCGCAAGCGTATACACCGTTAAATGTAGTTGTTTATGGGAATAATACAGCAGCAACATTTACAGAACTTATGAATACATATATAAATCATGAGGACGCTTTTGAAGTCACTAACTGGATTACTAACATGGATATTGTTTCTGAAAAAACGTATATTAACAGTATAGTATCTTATGCAAAAACTGATAAGGATAAACAATTTTTTATAGCTGTTGATTATGAAAAAGTAGGAAGTGCAGCTGAAGCTGTAAAATTACAAACAGAAAATAATGTGAACAACGTTGCGTTTGTAATTGAAGGAACTAAAAATTTAGCTAAAGGAAATTGGCTTACAGGAGCCTTGGTTGGTGGAACAATAGGATATAAAGATTTAGGAAGTTATATTGTTCATTCGACTCAAATAACTGGTTTTGTCCAAGAAAATTTTACAAAAACTGAGCAAAAATCTTTTTGGGACGCTGGATTAAATTACTTATCTAAACCAACTCAAGGTTATTTTCATATTGTAAATGGACTTAATTCTGATAATAAAACATTTATCGAATTGAAATTAATTGAAATTTGGTTGAGAGATGGTTTAAAAAAAGATTTAACAATATTCCAGGTGAGAAAAGACAAAATACCTTTGAATGATATTGGAAGATTAATGATTGAATCAATCATTAGAGAACGTTGTAGACAAGGGGCAAGTGCTGGAATGTTTATGGTTGATAATGCTGGAAGTTATTTTGGAACAATAATGCAAAAAGATAAAAACGGTAATGAGTTTAGTATAAAATTAGGTCATTTAACAGTTAGTGAATTAACACAAGAATCAATTAGAGAAGGTAAGTTCAAATTTGATTTAAGAGTAACTTTTCTAAATGGTGTGAGAAATTTAGCATTAACAGGAACAATCACAACAGATGGAGAAATTGTATTCGATAAATAAAAGGGGGTAAATTAAATGTCAACAAAACAATATAATGTGGATAACGTTAAAATTGTGTTAACTGCTGCAGGTATTCCTTACGCAATTACTTGCAGACATGAAGATGGTTTTGAGGATGATCCAAACACAGAAAGTTCGAGCTCAACAATTGCGAGTTGTGGGCAAAAGGTTGTTAATGTATCAGTCGACGAGAGTGTATCTATCACATTAAGTTTACTTTACGGAAGCAGCGAGCACAGAACAATGGAAAGATTGCACAAACTTTGGAAAGCAAATAAAGGACCGTTTCCAATGTTTATGGTAATAACTGATACAAATACAAATGAAACTTATATATATAATGGTGTTTCATTTAAGAAAAAAGCTGCATTAAAATATGCAAACGAAAGTGGAACTGAAGCAAGAGCGTGGGAGTTTGAAGCAGAAAGCAGAGAACTTGTAATGTAATTGGAGAAAAAAGACAACTAATATGGCAAATATAATATAAAATATTACCAAATTCAGTTGTCTTTTATGCGAAATATAAGGAGATGAAAATGGATTTAGAGAGAAAATATACTGAAGCAGAAAAAGAAGCTATTAATATGTCAAGAGAAATGGCAGGATTAGGGCCGTTAGAGCAAGAAGAAAAGGCGGTCGAAACAGTAAATGATACAGAATTAGAATCTGTTGAGGCTCAAATGGTTGCTGAAACAGCTGAAGATATAAAGCAAAGAAGGAACGAAAATGAAAGAAGAAGAATAAAACAGCAAGGTGGCTTAAGACCAAAACAGATATTTAAACATACTTTGATTGATTGGGATGGAAAAGCAAAAGATGTGGTTTGCACATATCCGACTACAAGACAAGCGTCGAAATATTCAAAAATGGATTTCGATCCTGTTACTGGGAAAGGAGTACTTGATTTTGGTGATATAGTCGATTGTTTTTACAATGATGACCTGTTGCCACGATTTGACTTCGAGGACTTTCCATCAAGCGAAATTATTGGATTAGGTGTGTTTTTATCGGAAGTGGTAAGAAATCCCTTCCTTAAATAAGAATCCAGCATTTTTTCATGAAGGGAAAATATATTTTAATAAAGATGAAATGCTAAAAGATATAAATGAAATTGAAAATTTAGCATTTCAGTTAGAAATAAATGAGAATTTTAAAAATTTTAATTCTTTTGTTTTTTTAAAAAGATATAATGAAAATAAAATCTCTGAAAAAGAGTTCGAAACTTTTTTGAAAATGTGCTTTTATGATACAGAAATTCAAAAAGCAAAAGAAAGAGAACGGAAAAAGATTAAGAAAGGAAGATAAATGGCTAGTGGAGTAGGAGTTACTTATGAGTTAGAGTTTGTTATTAAAGATAAAAACGCAAAGCAATGGATACAATCGATGCAAAAAGAAGCTGAAAAACTAGCTAAAACATTAGACAAAGTTAGTTTAAATAATTTTAATAAGCAAATACAGAATATGCAAAAGCATTTGCAATCACAAGGAGATAAACTTAAATCTCAAATGAAAACGGCTCAAGAAATGATGAAAACGCTTGGAACTGGTAAAACTGTAAAAAGTGGATTGGATAACGTAAAAAAAGAAACACAAGAAGCTAAAAAGAAAATGGATGATTTGAATAAAGTTAAAGAAGCAGTTGGAAAGTCGGTTAAGAATCCTCTTGGAAACGTGGCTAAAGGTGCTGACAGTGCAATGAAAAAAGTTAAAGGGCTTTTAAATAAAGTTCGTGATGGAGCATTGTATAAGGCAGGAAGTTTTATTACACAAGCTGGAATGGAAGCGTTGCAGGAATATGGACAAACTGATTATGAATTACGTGGCGCTTCTGCCAAAACAGGTGGATATGGTGTTGATTTAAAAGAGTATAGGCGACTAACTAAAAAAGTTGGAGGAGATACAAAATTTAATAACTTAGATGTTGCACAAGCTATTAATGCTGGAGCAACGCTAGGAATTAAAAAAGACGAAATGAAACAAATCATACCAGCAGCTGCTAATTTGGCACAAGCGTTTAATTCGGATATAACACCAGCTCTTGAAATGGTTAAAATGCACATGAACTCTTATCAATTGTCTGCGAAAGAAGCTCAAAAAGTTACTGATATGATAGCTGTTACATCTAAAAATACAGCTGCTGATTTGCCTAGATTGGCAGAAGGATTTAAGTATGTTGGAGCTTCTGGAAAAGCATTAGGAGTACCGCTTGAAACAGTTTATGCAATGTTAGGTAAAATGAATGACAATGGATTAACAGGGTCGACAGCAGGTACTGGATTAAACCAAATGTTTGAAAGTTTAAAAGATTTTAAAAAACGTGGAAAACTCGAAAATTTAATTGGTAAGGTTACAGATGAAAAAGGTAATTTACAGGATATGGTTTCGATTGTCGAAAGATTAAAAGGTGTAACTGACAAAATGGGTAATGCGGATAAAGCTGGAGTATTAAAAGCTATATTCGGAGTACAAGGAGGTAGAGCCGCTAATACACTATTGAATGGAAGTATAGAAGACTTGAAAAAACTTCAAAACGAAATAAAGAATAGTAGTGGAGTAGCTAAGCAATTGAGTGACTTTATGATGCAAGGAAGCGCAGGAGCGGTTGAAACTTTAATGGGAACAATGTCAAGCACGTTTGCAGCGGTATTTGACTCGTTAGAGCCTTTATTAGTCCCGGTTGCAGGGTTATTCATGGGAATAGCTGAAGCAATTGGACAGGTAGCAGAAAAAGCGCCTTGGCTATTGCAATTAGTTTCTATTTTGGGAGCTTTAGTAATTGGAGAAATGGTATTTAATAAAATGAAATCAAGCATTGGGCCTTTCATTTCTGGGATAAAAGAAGCTATTGCAAGTGTTAGCTTATTAAAAATAGTTCTTTACGGACTATTGGCGATTGGTTTAGTAGTTATATTTAATATGTTTAAGCAATGGCAAGATTATTTGCAACAAAATGCTGACGTAAACAAAGTGTGGACGGCTACATTGCAAAGTTTAGGAAGTGCATTAGGAGCAATCAGCGACTTGATAATGGCTGTTGTAGGTGCATTATTTGGATTTAGTACAAAATCAGAAGATGCAAAAGATAAAACACAAATTTGGGGAATGACAGCTGATGAAGTTAAGCAAAAACTAGAATCTTTCAAAGAAAAAGTTGATGCATTTGCTCAAAAAGTGCAAGAGATGACTAAATGGGTAGAGCAAAATAAAGAAACAGTGAGACTTTGGGGAACTGTATTTTTAGGATTAGCAGCTGGAATTGGAATTTTATGGGCTTTAGTTGCAGCGCAATCAGCATTTAATGCAGTTGCAGCCTTAAATCCGTATGTTTTAATTGCAACAGCTATAATTGCAGCAATAATGGCAATAGTAGCTGTGATAATGTATTTGTGGAACACAAACGAAGGATTCAGGAATGCGATAACAACAGCTTGGAATGCAATTGCTCAATGCTGGTCTTTTGTAAGTTCTGTATTTTCAGGAATGGTAGGTGGCATTATTAATTGGATGACACAATTGTGGGCACAAAGCGAAGTGTTTAGGGAACTTATAACTACCACTTGGAACCTTATTGCAGCGATTTTTCAATTGGTCGGAGCTATAATTAGCGGAATTGTTATGGCAATTATTAATGCTGTATCGAGTTTTATTGGAGCGATAATAAATGCTTATAATACAAATTCAACTTTTCATGCAGTTGTGTCAGCTGCTTGGAGTGCAATAGGGGCGTTAATCCCTGCTGTAATTGGAATGATAGTTGGAGGCCCAGTTGGAATGTTTATAGGTGCATTAGTAAGTTTGTATACCCACAATCAAACTGCAAGAAATTTAATAAATGCAGCATGGAATGCAATCAAAGCAGCTGTATCATCAGCAATATCAGCGATAATAAGTAGGATTCAATCCGCCATATCTGCCATGCAAGGGTTAATAAATGCTTTCCAATCGGCTAGTAAATTAGATTGGGGAGGGATAAAAGCTGGTGGAGCACAATTCGTAGGAGGAGTTAAAGGGATTGTCACAGGTAAACACGCAGTAGGAACTAATAATTTCCAAGCACAAGGTGGTGGGGGAATGACTACTATCGATGAGCATGGAGATGAAGCTATTTGGTTGCCAAACGGCTCAATGGTTGCAAGAAACACAACAACTAACGATATGTTAAACAATTTAAAATCTATTAAAGCTAATACTCGTGGTGGACTGAAAGACAGTGGAACAGTTGTTACAAATAATAATCATTTTGTATTTAATGTTAATGGAAATGATGAAACACTAAACGAATTAAAAAATGAACTTGAAAAATTAGGAATAGTTTAGGAGGTATAGAATGCAAGTATTAGATTTTTTAAAAAAAGCAATTGCAGGATTTGAAGCACAAAAAGATAGACTTGAAAAAATGTATTTAAAATATTTTGGCATAAAACCTAATGGATTTTTAGGTACTATACCTCTTTTAGTAATTTCGACCGATTATAGTCAAGATAATGAAATAACAGGCTACAAATCGTATTTAAAAGATAATTTTAATGAAAATATGTTTGTGAATCCATATACATTAAAAATTGAGGTAATTTTACACGGTAAAGAATGGAAAGATGAACTCGAGAAATTAGTTAAAGAATCAAAAAAAAGAAATTATACAACATTTATGTATACTAAATTTGATAAGGTTTATGCTCCACTTGCAATAACTAGTGTCAGTTACTCGGAAAATTATCAAAATTATACTAGTATAAAAGTTTCGATAAATTTAAAAGAAGTAAACTTGTTAAAATTTACTACAACTGACGGAAAGACTACAACGAGTGCTTATGATCCAGAGACTAATACCCAAAATCGAGAAATGTCTGAAGTTTCGATGAGTGAATCAATGAAAGGTGGACTTGGAGATGATCCTAGAACAGGAGATATTAAAGCATGAGAAAATTATATAGTTTTGATATTTTATATAAGAAAAATAAAAAAAGTAGTTACAGAATTTTATTAGACGATGGAGAAAAAACGTTGTTGGTTACATTGGAAATTTACAATATAAAAGAACTTTGGTATTTAGATGTAAAGACAGATAACGAAAACTTACATATGGGTCAAAGAATTAATGCATACGAAGATTTGTTCTTATTGTGCAGAAGACGATATAAAGAATTCCCAAATGTTAAAATGATAGCTTTGCCAATTAATTTGAATGGCTTTGATGTTGAGTTTACAACGGAAACGGCTGGAATATTACAGGATATTATGGTGGTGGTTTAATGGCTGAGAGCATAGAAAATACACAAAATAACGGAGTAAATGATAATTACTATATTTTGTGGGACAGATATGCAAAAGTAACTTTTAAAGTAAAAAATGGAGATGAAACAGAGGAAATTGAATTTGAAAGATTTCAAGTTGAAAATGGAGTTGACTATTCGCCAGATTTCGAGATACAAACTGAATTTGATATAACAGAAAGCACTAATATTGCTAAAATTGTTATTTATAATTTAATAGATGAAATGATTAAAAAATTAAAAAAAGGTGTCGAAGTAGTTATTGAAGCTGGGTATTGGAATGATGGAGTAAATAAAGATATTGGTGTTATCTATAAAGGGATTATCGAGAGTTTGAAAGGAAGTTGGAGCAACGCTGATAAAAAATTTGAGATAACTTGTAATACTTATAATGATGAATACAAGGACACAAAAATAAATCTTAAAACTGGAAAAGGGACAAAAGCTAGCACAATAATAAAATTAATTTTATCAAAATTGGATAAATTAAAAGCTGGGGCAATAGAGCTTGGTAAGGATATTGATTATAAAGATGGAAAAACAATGCATAACAACGTAAAACACATCTTTAAAGAAATAGCAAAAGATACTAAAAGTGTTTTTTTTATAACAAATGGAGTTGTCACTTTTCAACCACGAGATAAGATAAATAGAGGTATTTTAGAATTTGATCCGAATCGATTTCAAGATGTAAAAGAAAATGACGGTACTTATACATTGAAAAGTATATTTGATCATAGATTTCAGGAAGGTTTTAAGATTAATTTAGATTTAAAAAAGGAATTTGAGCAACTTGAAATTAAAGGAGAGTATCTTATCACAAAAGGTAAGCACGTTATTAATTTTAAAAGCGATGCATATACAGAGTTGGAAATAAAAACTAAATTTGATGATGAAGAAGCTAAGAAAGCTAATGAAATCGAAATTGTTTCTGGAAAAAAAGGAAAAAATGAGAAAGCATCTAAAAATAAAAAGAAAAAAGCAAAAGAAAAAGACGATAAAAAGAGTAAGAAAAATGAAAAAAATACTAAAAAAACAAGCAAAAAAGAAAACGAGGTTAAAAAATCTAATAACACAGAAACTAAAAAAACTACTACAAAAAGTAGTGGAAATAAAAAAGAAAAAGACTGGGATAGAATAGTGAGAACATATGGAGTAGGAGGTAAAAAGTGAGAAAAAAAACAGTAGGAGATCATATAGAATCAATGATAAGTGGAAGATTTGATAATTTGAATACTTTTGCAATAGCTAAAATTGTTGAAGTAGATAACTCTAACATAAGCTGTAGTATACAAATGTTAGATATTCCTGAACTTTTTGGCACACGTGATGAAGTTGAAATAATTGAAAATGTTCCAATTGCTCCGATTTTTTGGGGGAGTAAATGTAAAGTAAATGCTCCATTAGCTACAAATGATAAGGTCTTAGTAGCTTTTTGCCAACACGATACATTTAATGCAAGAAATGCTTCTGAACCTTGCGAGCCGAACTCTAGTGCAAAATTTGATATAAATAATGCCATTGTAGTTGGCCAAATAACAAGTGATGCAGAAAAGAACATATCCAACGACTTCTATATCGCTTATGGTGGAACACTTGTAACAATAAATGATAGCGGTGTCAATATAAAAGGCGGTTCAATTAGTATAAGTGGGCCTGTTAAAGTTGACGGAAGTTTAGAAGTGAGCGGAGATGTTACAATTGGTGGGAAGTCATTCTTAACTCATACAAATGGTGGATTACCATTGGATTAGGAGGATATCATGGAGAGTGTAGAAAGTTGGCTAACAGAAAAAAATGACGATAAAGAAATAGATATTGCAATTGGAAAAAATATTATATTAAGTTCAGAATTAGAAAAAATAAGATTGCGGTTGGAAAATAAATTGAGGTTATTTTTTAATGAGTGGTTTTTACACAAAAACGAAGGTATTTATTGGCTTAAAAGAAATGAAAATAATGGACAAATAGGAAATTTGTTAGAAAAATTTAATATAGAGGCCCAAGTCAAAGAAACTATTTTGTCGGATGAAGATGTGGCAGAAATAACAAAGTTCGAAAGCAGTTTTGAAAATAGAAATGGAAACTATAATTTTAAAGTGGAAATGTTATTGAAAAATGGAAAGACTTTAGCGTTTTAGAAAGGAGGAACAGTGGATTTTGGAGTAACAGAAAAGGGATTTGTGTTAAAAAGTTTTACAGATATTATGAAAGATATAGAAAATAGGTACAAAGCAAGGTTACAAGATAATAATTATATTTTAGATTTTAATACTCCAGAAGGGATTCATTCTGAAGCTATAGGTTATGAACTATCGCAAATATGGGAAGAATTGCTCGAATTTAATAATCAAATGAATCTAAATACAGCAACAGGGATATATTTAGATTTTTTTGGGACTTTACTGAGAACTCCACGAAAAGCAGGCGCTTATGCAACTGGACAGGTTAAGATAACAGGAGAAAAAAATAGAGTTATACCAGCACAAACAATTATTAAATATGCTGAAAAAGAATATAGACTATTATCAAACGTTGCGTTGGATAAATTAGATAATAATGAGTATTACGGAATAGGATTTATTCAGGCTCTTGAAATCGGAGAAGAAAGCAATATCACAAGTGATGTTACTTTTACGACTGAATATGAAGGAGTTGCTAAAATTACAAATGATGCGGATGTAACTGGTGGTGCAAATAATGAGAGTGATAGTCTTTATAGGGAAAGACTTAAAAGAAAGGAAACAGTTGAACAAACCGCTACACATGCAGCATTATATAACGGATTAATGGCTTTGGAAAATATTAAAAATGTGTTGATATTAGATCCTGAAACTGAGCCAGCTACTGAAGCTGGAACAGTTAAAATATTTTTAGAAGGAACACCGGATGACAAAATTTTTGAAACTATTTTAGATTTGAAAGCAGATGGCATATTGACTCTCGCAGATTCTAATGCACAAACTTTTGAAAAAAAAATAAAAAGAGGTGTATTTGAAAGAAAAATAATATATAACATCATAAAATATAGTACGTTATTAATAAAAGTTGAAGTTTTGGAAACAAAAAATTTAGATGAAAAAGATAGTCGTTGGACAAAACAAATACAACAGGAAATTTTAAATTATATTAATAATCTAAAAACAGGAGAATCTATTAGTTATTTAAAGACATATTCAGAAGTGTTAGGAATTGACGATATAAGAAAAATAAATTTGAAAATGGGATTAACAGAATCCGATGTTGAAATACAAAATTTCGACAAAACATTTACAGTCCCAGTTGGTCAAAAATTTCAAATAAACGAAAATAATATCGAGGTAATTTATGTTTAAGAGTAGCGAAGAGTATACAGATGAAATAATAAGTAGATTTCCACATATGTACAGAAGAGACAGGGGAAGCAATAATTATTTTTTGTTAAATTTATATTTAGAAGAAATAAGACAAGCAAGTAAAGGAATACATGAACTTTTGAAATCTTTAAACATTATGGAGGCAGAAGGTTATGCATTGGACAAATTTGGAACATCTTTTAATTTAAAAAGGGACACGAACGAAAAAGATGAAAATTATAGAAAGAGAATACTTGCTGAAATTTCAAGGAAAAGTAAAAATGCAACTTTTGAAACAATTTTAAATGTGCTCAAGATTATAATTGAAAATTATGAGCAAAATATTTTTATTTTTAAAGAAGGGATTATAAAAGATAAAGTTAAAAATATAGATTTTAAAGTTAAAAATGGAAGTTTTAACGGAAATTTTGAAACACAATTTTACAAAGAAAAAGCAGGAAGCATTTATATAATATTGAATAAAAGACTGTCTGCATATATAAAAAAGAGTATCTTAAATATTTTGCTTGAAATAAGAGCGAAAGGTGTGGAAATAACTGTTGATTTTAAATATAAAGTGCAGACGGCTAGTTATATTTCAAACGGGGCCTTTGTTGGAGTGAAAAGAATTTTAAAAATAGAGGATAGCTTTTATGATGAGATTTTGCAACAAAAAAGTTATGAAAGTAATTTAGCAAGAATAAATGTAATAACACAAGAAGGAGTAAGATAGATGTTAAAAAAAATAAAGGATTGGATAGGAACGAATTTGGATGTTTACAAAGTTGAAACCGCAAATGATGTTGGTGCTGGATTAGTTAGGCATATTTGGAAAGGTGAAGAAACAGCAACTCAAGTTGGGACAACATTGTCAGCACAAGTCATGAATGATTTACAAAAAGGGTTGGTGCATACTCTAGATACAATTAGAACTGTTGGAACTAACAAAGATATCTACGAAGTTGCATTGACTGGAATCGAAGAATTTGGTGTATTTGACGGATTAAAATTGTTAATTAGAATTGATGGAGAAAATCAGTTTGAGGATGTATTTTTAAAATTAGGTGGTGCAGAATATCAGATCTATCAATTAAAAAATAATATGTTAGATAAGATTGACAAAGGGATTTTGAAAGACAAAAAGGAATATTTGCTCAACTTCAAAAACAATTCTTTTGTTTTATCAGATAGCACTTTGTACGGATCACAAAAAGGAACGGCATTGGAAGGAAATCGGTTAGCTGAAATTCTAGGATTACAATTCGGCGGAAACATACAGGACATTGGCAATAAAACGAAAGGTAAGTTTTATTATGATAATGTTATGAAATTCTATTACGAATGTATTGAAGACAACAGTCTGACATACAACGATTCAGGGAAATTCAGGGCGATAAGTAATAAGCCAATTTCCGATAAAGTGGAAAATTTATCTGAATTTGAAAGCATAAAAATTAATATTCAAAACGGATATATAAAATTTGTGAAAACAGGTAAGGCTGTTAATTGTTCAGTTTATCTAGAAAATTTAGTTTCTAGAATGTCTTATAAAGATGGCGATGTTATTTGCCAGTATCCTGAAAAATTCGTTCCAAGGAGCGAGTATATGGACATGGAATTTGCTGTCATCACGGTTGAGCACAATAATTTGACTGGGACTACAAGACTAATTCCTCTTCGGCAAGGTATAACAATTTGGGGAGTCTCTGGGAAAGAGTTTTGGCAGATAAAAGGAACTGCTAATTACTTCACTTCGTAATTGGAAAATTTATGCGAAATTAAAGAACATACTTTTACTGCACCAAACTTGACATATGCTAAAGTAATAAAAATTGGGAAAACAGCAGTTCTGAGTGTAGACAGTGCTTCTTATTTCAACAATAAAAACAACAAGGATGCATTGTTACAATTACCTGCGGAATTTGCTCCAGCTGTGTTTTTAAACATTTCAGCAAATAATCTTGAAGGAAATTTCACAAATTTTATTCTTGATGAAACTGGAAAATTGACTTTCAAACAAAACAATACAAAAAATGGATCTTATTTATTTACAGTTGCGTATATTTGTAAATAACTGAAGTGGAAAATTTATCCAAAGTTCAGCAAGCGAGACTTTACGTTCATGCAGAAGCAATTGGTGCTGGAAGAACTACATGTAATATTGTAGAAAAAGTTGGGAATATAGTAACTATCATTTTTGACAGTGGTAACGCTCTCAGAAACATTAATGATAATACTGTTATTTTTCAAATTCCAGATGGTTTTAAGCCAAAAACATTTTTGTCCGTAAACGCTTCACAATACAACGTTTCAAACGGGACGGTATATATTGAGCCTAGTGGAATTGGAAAATGGAAAGGTGCAACAGTTAATTCCGCTAGTATTATTTTTTCAGTTAGTTATATTGTTTAAGCTAGTTTATTTAGCTAAATATACAGCATTTATATATAAAGCTGAATTTGTTCTTGCTCCACGCCACACAACATTTCCATTTGTTTCTATATGAGCAGCCCCGCCACTTGCAGAATTGATTATTCCGACAGAAACTGGAGTTAAGAACTTTGGACAAAATTTTTCAGGTATATTAAAAAGGACATCTCCGTAATTACGACCATTGTATAGTTCATTAGAGTCCAAAGTCAAAATACAAACGTTACCGATTTTCTGAATTAGCCCTACTGTTAATCGTGAATCAATTGCATAACTTTCAACACTGTACAAATTTTCCATTTAGACTTTAATATCCGATTGCTACCCATCTAAAGCCGAAACTTTTATATGCCAAAGTGTACGGGTCTCTACCGCATGCTTTAAATGTTTCGTTTGTAAGTGGAGTCATTCCAGTGATATACGTTCCACCTCCGCTGTCACAAGCTACAACTTGATAATCAGAAGATTTAAAAGGAGAAATTAATCTGACAATGTCGTCACCATTTTGAGCAACGCTGAATCCCCATTGTATTTTTAAACCGTTTGGAAATGATACCCAATCCTTTCCAAATTTAAACAAATTTTCCAGTCTATAATATTGATAACAATATTATAGAGGAGATGATAAAAATGGAATTACAAGAATTAAAAGGAAGGAATGCGGAGATTTATTTAGAGTATCTCAATAGCAATATAGCAAAGAATGAGGCAACTAAAAACACGACTTACAAGACATATTTGAACAATATGAAACAGTTTGTAGAGTATTTAAGAACGTATGAAAATAATCGTTATTTGTTGAGCAAAGATACACTAAAGTTTATTGTGAGTATACTTGAGAGATATATAAGATATTGCAGAGAGGTCAAAGGAAACAATGCTAGAACGATTAATAACAAGATAACGGCGATAAGCAGCTTCTACATTTGGGCAGTTAAGCGGGATTTGATAGCGACACATCCGTTCAGGGATAAATTGGACAGACTAAAGGTTACCGATGTGGAAAAACGTAGAAACAGTTATTATCTTACAAATAAGGAGATAATTGAGATTAACATAAAAATGGAAATGGATAAACGATATGATTTACAAGATAGAATCATATTTAATTTGATAATTGATACGGCTTGCAGGATTTCGGCATTGCAGTCGATAAAATTGGAAAATATTGACTTGGAAAATGGAATAATAACTGGAATCGTGGAAAAGGAACAGAAGATTGTGGAGTTTGTGATATTCGAGGATACAATTAAGTTAATAAAGGAGTGGTTGAGATGTAGAACTGACAACGTTGAATACTTACTAACGACTAAATATGGTGGTGTATTTAAGAAAATGAGTAAAAGTACGATAAGAGATAGAGTGAAGAAAATTGGGAAGTTAGTTGGGATAGAAAATTTATATCCACACTCGCTTAGAAAAACAAGCATTAATCTTATTGCAAAAACAGCTGGGATCGACCTGGCTAGTGAATTTGCAAATCACAGCGGAACAGATGTTACGAAGAAACATTATGTCAAAAAGACAAGCGCAAGAGAAAGAAAAAATAAACTGTTAGAAATTAGGAAAAAGGCTGGATTTTAGCAGTAAATAGTAAAGAAATTTATGAATTTGTTCAGAATTTTGAAAAATATTTATTAATTTTATTGACTTTATGCACATTTTAGATTTTAGTAATTTAATAAGTTTTTTGAATGGCCAAAAATAAAATTGTTTCAAAGTCCCTAAAAACCAGTATTTAAATTTTTAAAATATAATAACAAATCGTACAAATTCATAAGTTAGCACAGATTTGAAATGATAAAAAACAAAAGAAAAGGAGCGATAAAAATGACAATAGTTTACATTTATGAAACAAATTCGTTGGAGTGTATAGCACGACCGACGGTTACAACAGCAGAGGAATTTAAAAAAAATCCAAACTTGTTTTATCCGCTTTGGGATGAAAAAACAATGAAATTCTCTGAGACATTATTAAATAATCCAATTATTGATTTAAAAACTGGAAAACTTAGAGAAATGACTGAAGTTGAAAAAATAAAATCTGGTAAAACAGTTCTAAATGACGGAAGTTATTTGAATGAGACCAACGAAACAATTGTGACTATCGCAAAACCAAACGAGTGGAGCATTTGGGATAAAGACTCTCACACTTGGGAAGTTGACAATGATTTGCTGAATAAGAAATTAAAAGAATTAAGAGAAAAAACATTAAAAGACTTAGCAGAAGCTAAATCAAACTTTTTGAATCAGCCGCTTGAAATCGAAAAATCTGGTAAAAAATACACATTTGAAAATAATGAAAGAAATAGAAACAGTTTATCGTTAAAAATGTCGCTAATGTGGACTTTAGAACAAGATAAGATTGAGAAAGTAAAAGTTTTAAATGACAAGGGTTTAGTAGAGTTTATAGAGTTAAATAAAACTGAATTAAAAGCTCTAGCAACAAAAATACAAGATATAATTGAAGTCGCGGACATGGCAGAGCAAATGGCAGTAGTTGGAATTAGTCGATATAATATCGAGCAAATGTTGGAACTTAATGTAAGTGATTTTTTTAAAATTAATTAAGAGGAGTGATTTAAATGGATAGATTTGAGAAAATATTTGACTATCTGCTGAAAGTTGAAGGCGGATATACTGATGATAAGAATGATAAGGGTGGGAAAACTAAGTATGGAATTATTGAAGAAGAAGCAAGAAAGTACGGATACAAAGGACATATGAGAGATATGCCTTTATCTATTGCTAGAGATATTTATAACAAAAAATATTATCACAAAAACAGACTTGATACTTTGAAGTCTGACAAGATAGCATTATCAGTATGTGATTTCGTAGTAAATGCTGGAACTTGGGGGGCTAAGAAGGCACAGGCTGCACTAAATGAACTAGGATTTGATTTGAGAGTGGACGGAATTTTAGGAAAAAAAAGTTTAGCAGCATTGAATGAAGTTGATGAAAATAAATTTTTAGAAAAATATCACGATTTGCAGAGAAGATATTATAGAGTATTAGCCGCAAATAAGCCGTCACAGAAAAAATTTCTGACAGGCTGGCTTAATAGAGTAGACAGAAAAGAAAATTATTTAAAGGAGATGTTTTAGATGAAAAAAGTGATTTTAAATGTAGGGCACGGCGGAGTGAAAAGAGATCCTGGAGCATGTGGAAATGGATTTGAGGAACATGCTTGGAATAAAGATTTTGTGAATAACTATATTGTACCTGAGTGCAAAGAGCAAGGTGTAGATTACGTTGTAGTATATCAGGATTATTATTCTAAATTGCCAGACAAGATTAACAATTTGGCAAACAAAGGGGATATAACATTATCTTTTCATCTTAATGCGGCAGATGAAACAGCACATGGAGCAGAGATGCTTTATTGGCACAGTTCAAAGAAAAGTAAGGAACTGGCAGAATTTTTGCAGGAAGCTAACATTGAAGCGACACATTTGAAAGATAGAAAAATCTTGCCTCGTGATTATGCAGACAGAGGGGCAACTCTTTTGAGAAAAACTTCAACGCCTTGTGTCATAGTTGAAAGCGGATTCATAACAAATTCAGAAGATATGAAAGCATTGGAAGCAACAAAAAAGGAACTGGCAAAATATTACGTAGCAGCAGTAAAGAATTATTGGAAGAATAACTAAAAAACGCTTGAATACAAGCTGTATGAGAACGTTAAAAAAGTTTTTGGATAAATTGGTCGCTTAGTAAGATAAAATTAATTGTAGGGCTTGCTAGGCGGCTTAGAATTGATTTTAAGAAAAATAATAAAATAGGAGATGGTAAAATGGATAAATTAGCAGCAAAAATATATTTAACAGGTAAAATTTTAGAATTGGGAAAGACTTTAATCTATAAAACAGAAATAGTTGCAAAAGGAAAAGCTGGAGCAGAAAAGTTTAAGCAGGTGTATGAAGGTTTTTGGGATAAGTTAGAAGATCTGTTGGAAAAAGAAAAATCAATTGATAGAAAATGGATTCCTGACTTCGTAGAAGAGATTGGTGAAG